CAAGGATGTCGAGACAGACGATCTCATTGAGTGCTTCTGCCATGACTAGCGTGGCCTGGGGGGTGGGATGACGAAGCGAGACGAAGCGACGGGGCTGGGGGATGTGCCGGTGTCTGATCAGGGGGACGGGGCGAGCGGGGCGGTAAAGGCACGGTGGGTGCAGCCGCAAACACGGACTGAGTTACTCGAACGGCTCGCAGCCGCACGGGATCTGCGCGTGTCAGAACGGGAGCGCGAGAATCTCTGTGCGTGCGCGTTCACGGGTATTACTCGGCTCGCATCCGACAACGTTACGCTGCTGGCGGCGCTGAAAGGGCTGATGCAACGGCTGGATAGCCATTTCGGTGGTCCGAATAGCAGTAACGACTGGCAGGAGCAGGAAATGGCCCGCGCCGCAATCGCGCAGGCCGAGGCCCATGAGTAGCCGGAGGACGAGATGAGCCAGCAGACCGAATTAAATAAGCGTGTCAGGGCGCGTCTTTCCGATCCCTGGTTTTGGTGGGAGTCGTTCAAGGATCGTGGCTGGGTGTATTTCCTTGGTGGGTTCATCGTGATTGCCTGGATACTCCGATGAGCCAGCAGACGGTGAAGGCGGCGAGAGAGGCGCTCAGGGACGCCTTTGACGATTATGCGGCGGATACCCGGTACGCGCACGACACTACCCCGCACACGTATCTCCGTAAGGTGCGTGCGGACAGGGACCGCGCTATCGCCGCCTTCGCACGGGCCATCACGGGACATGGTGGTTGATGAAACCCGTGGAACATAAACAAGTCTGGACCAAGGTGAATGCTTCCGTGGACGAGGAGATCGCGGAGATTGTATCGCTTCTGAGCGAGATACCTGGCCTTCAGACCATTCAGAGTTGCGAGGGAGAGCCAGGCGGGAGGCCAGCCTATGTGTACTTCTACTACGGCGACTGGTCGCAGATCGGTCGATTGGCGTTCGATGGCTTGGCGCCCCGTCTCGACCGCGCCGGAGACGACGTGACCATATCGGTGGAGATGTTCAACGGGAGCGCCCCAATGGGTCGGCTTCGTTTTGAGCGGGAGGCTACGACGGCCGTAGCCTCCGCGCTCCGCGCTTTTAATCAGGAACGGCCGTAACTGGCAGTGTTCTCATGACACGGAACACACAGCGCCTCACAGTTGGCCAGGTCTTGGAGGATGGCTATGCGACCAGGAGATACAGTGCAACTACTTGAATATAAAGGATATAAACGAAAGGCTAGAGTGGTGGCCGACTGTGGCCGGACTATTGAGGTCTGCAATGAGCACGAGTACAAGCAGGCCGTTGCGGATGGGCGGAAACCATCGGGAATAGGGTTTCCTCGCCAATACGTAAAGCTTGATGGGGCTGCGTGATGTCGAATTGTCTTGCAGTAACTACAAATTACCATCTAAGGCATGGCAACAAAGGCAAAATCACCGGTTTTGGCGGCCTTGAAGCAGGCCGCCACTGCTGCCGAACGGCAATACGATCATGGCGCTGACGGCTATTCGGGATTCTGGAATAGCGAAGGATCAGCCACAGTGGTGGCAGGACATCGCGACGGGACCGAAAGACGTTGATGCGTATGGGCTAACGCGCAGAATCATCCTTGGGTTTGCTCCAGACGAAGAGAACTACTCGCCGGAGTCGTGTGAGGGCCACTGGAATCCGTCATTACAGCGGTGGTCATCGACACTTGATCCCGGGTGGGAGACATCCCCACAGCCAACGCATTGGATGGAAAGGCCCGCGCCACCCCACGGAGGGCAGACCGCATGACAGCCACGCGTCGAGTGGACGGTCACACAACAGACGATCAACGGGGGGTCGATCCGACGACGGAACGGCTACCTCTCGCTCGACCATATGCAGGTGCGGATGCGCGGCGCGGACACGGGGCGTGAGTGGGTGTGCCATTAGGTCGACACCCCCTCAGAGGTCACGAGCCGCAGGCCCACGTTGATCGCGGCCACGATTGCCGCCGTCACGTCGGCCGGGAGCGGCACCACACCGGTCACCGCTGCCAGAATCGTGAGCAGTTGGAACATGATGGTCTTCGATCGCCAGAACTTTTTCATACGGGCTCCTTATTATCCGGGCCGATATCCGAGCAACTTGCCGGGATAGCCATCCGTCACACTCGATGAATCCCCCGTCGCATCACTAATCGACTGCAATTCGTAAACCGCGTCGGTCGTCACCTTGGGGGCCACAATATCCAGCCAGACCTCTTCACCATTCGCGAGCGCCGACGCGATTCTCGGTTGCACCTCATTCATCGCATCGCGAGAATCCCAAATCTGTAGGCCATCCGCGTCAGCAGACGCGTCACGCCCCAGCCCCACGAGGATGCAGCCGCTCGTATCGTCGGTATTGTTGCCGCAATGCAGCCTCACCCCGCCAAACCCCGGCACATTGTGCAGCAGCGGCATCATCTTGTTGAACTTACGCGACCGCGTGATCGTCACGGCATAGGTACCGAGGGGGATGGCGGTATCGCCATAGATCTTCGGCCCCTCACGCACCGGGTCTTCAAGCGTCTGGCAGACGAACCCGTCTTCGAACCGTAGCGTGCCGAGTGTGCGCTCTGGGGTGCAATCGTCCCGCGACATATAGATCGTCACGGATCAACCTAAATCTGGCTCTTGGCGGTGACCGCCCGATCAATCCGTTCGCGGATGTATCTAATATCTGTCTTCATTTCGAGCAACTGCTCTGAATGCGCACGCACGCGGCTATGCAGCGTCACGAGCCACGCCACGGCCGCAGCACCGGGGACTAACACGACCATCGCCATGCTGAGCTCATCCATGTTAGGTGGTCTTCTCATGCGCCGAGAGAAACGCTGGCAGCGTCACCGCACTCGTGCCCTTCCGCCGCTCACCAAGCATGGAGTCGAAGAACTCAACATTCTCCGCCAACACACACTGGTCGTCAGGCAGAGAGATAGCCGGATCAGTGTCGTTCATGCCTCCTCTGAGGCTGGAGATGCTGAAGTCAGGCATAACAATCGTTACTTAGTTCTCTGTGAAGATTCCCTTATCTTCGTCAATCGTCCAATGCGACACCGGGGTATCTCGGTTCTTACGCATATTCACGATCAAGACAGCGTTTCGTGCGTGCGCTTTGGCCTGCTCCGCTGGACTCTCCGCCCGCGCTAATTGAATCTTCCCAATTTGGAGTGCTAAAAAATCCTCTTTGAGCATTGGTCGAAATCTACCAGTTGGCATCTATATTCCTTATCTCAGGTAATACGCACTATATACTTTGACAGCCGTTCGTGTGGCGACACCACTATTACTAATAGCAAACGAGGCAGCGACCATCGCCGTACTCGTTGGAATGTTCGTGGTGATCTCCGTCGCCGCCGACCATGTGCTCCCATTCTTTCGGTAGTAGAACTTGATACTTGAGGCGCTGACTAACTCAATACAGACATCAACAGTATCGTCGGCTACAACCGTGGTAAGCGCGGTAGCGGATTCAGTAGAACTGAGGGCGGTGGTCGCCGATACCGTCGTGGTTCCGCTCGATGCCCTGACAATCTTTACGCCAATGTGGTCATCGGTATAGGTAATACCAGATGCGCCCACGGTTGGAGTCCCAAGACCATAAAAGTCTTGCCGGTCGGTGCCAAACGTGTCAATCCCTAAAAACGCCCCAAACTGCGCTGGGAATGTCGTAAACAGACCGCCCGCATTCTCGGCGCGCACGAGATTCCATTTAATTTGAGTTGAACTACTGATTGTCGCTGACGTATCCAGCTCAACCCCTTGGGTATTAAACGTCGAATTACCACCCGAAACATTGGTTTCAGTAAACCGCGCAGCCGTCTCAAACGCAGTTGACTGAATCACCTGTGGAATAACCTGTGTCGCCGCAGCGCCCCACGTCGGGACGCCTCCCGTGCCACCGCTGGTGAGAATCGTCCCGCTATCGCCCGGTGTAATCGTCTGTGTCGCCGCCGTGGTGCCAGTGCCGCCCACAATCACACCGTAGGCTGTATGGCTCGCCACGCCTGACCCGCCGCTACCGACCACGAGTGGCGTCGAGAGCGTCATTGCTGCGGCCCCGATGGTGCCGGTCATCGTCGGGCTGGCGCTCATGACCACATTCCCCGTGCCGGTGATGGCGTTACTGACAAGTCCCTTACTGCCATCGGTAAACGTCGCTTGGCTGGCCGTCAGCGACGAGAGAATCGGCTGCGCCGTCAACGTCGCAATCCCGGTGACCCCCAATGTTCCCCCGACCACTGTATTCCGGCTGAAGAAGCCATCGCGGGGCCGAGTCGCACCCGACTTGCCGATGTCATACGTGTTGTCGGTAAACAGTAGATCCTGCGTGATGGGGACAGGGAGACTCGCTACCACCGCCGAAGTCGCAGACAGAATCAGCGTCGAGGTGGTGTTCGCCACTCCCACTGTGCGGGAATTACTAGGAGCCGACGTCACAATCGCGCCAGGGGTTGCGCCGACGTAATACGTCGAGCCGACAACCACGGATCCATCAGTGGTTGCCTCTCCCGCGAGTCGGATGGTGCCAGCCGTATTAATCGCAATGGCAGAAACAGCCATCCCCACGCTCTGGGGCAACGTCGAAGTCGGGGTCGCATCAGAGTCGGTGAGATACCACAATCCCTTCGTGAGCGCAGACGCCTCTGCGCCCGAACTCATGTAGACCACCTCACCCGCCGTCACCGCCTCACCCACCGTGCCCGTAATATCGAGGTTGACCGACGATCCAGGCACCGCCTGAACGTTATCTTGTTCCTTGATCAGGACATCGCCCGAGGTCTTAAAGGTGAACTTAAAATTGCCACCTGCCGGAAGATAGGCCACATAACGCCCAGAGGAATCCGCCACAATCGGATTCGCATTCTCCACATCCAGCGCCAACGTGGTGTAGGTCGCTGCCGCCGTCGTCGTGCCAGCGGTATAGGTGTAAACCTTGGCCCCAGATACCGCCACGCCTGTGGCGTCAAGGACGGTCTGAAACGGTGTGGGGGTGAGGGTGCCTGCCATGTGAGTCCTATCTGATGCGAGAGAATGGTATCAAATGCGGTTACTGGACGATATCGGCCATCGTACTAGTGCTTTGATTTTGCTGATGGCTAGGCATCAATTTAGGTTCACCGAACATTGTCTGTAATGCGAGATACGATCCACGTAATGCCATTGGAGCCATATTAAAAGCGGAACTTAATCCTCTTAACGCAGTACTTATTTTCCCCCATAAACGGGGATTATCTATGGCACCAGCCACTGTGAATCGAGCAGATCGTGCTTCTCTATCTAAGGCTACTCTCATCGTGTGATAGAGAGCATAGAGTGTTTGTGTTTCTTTGTTTTTCCCAGCAATCCCAGGAATCCTCGCCTCAATAGCTTTTTGGTATCCAGATGCCATATCCTGAAAAAAACGATCTTCGGATGGAGCCTTTACCCCACCTTTCCCTTCAACCCACAATCCCATAGCGCGGTCTTGAGCATAATCCTTACGTTCTTGAGCTAGTATGAGATCAACCGGATCAGCGTAATCTTCTCTAACTTTTGCTATTAAGTCGTCGAGAACTTTCGCTTCATCAGCCAAGACCACTCCTCTTTGCGAGGCTTGTCTAGCCAATGCAGGCTCTAAGACTTCATCTATGCCAATCATGGCACTTTGACGTGGAATCAATGAAGCCGCTGGAGCGGTTTGACCAGCCGCACTCATTGGCATACGCACAGTCCCAGCGCCTTCTACTACATCAGCGGTCGCTGATGGAGTAATCTTCGATGGAGTTCCTCCAAAAATATTTGAGACATCGCCACGAGGACTTACATCAGTTCCCTGTCGAGATCGGATTTGAGAAAACGGCACACGCGCTAGATTACGAGAGGGGCCAACACTAATTACCCCTCCAGATGGAACTGGCGTGGTTCCTGTCGGTACTGCCACTGTACCTTCGGGTAAAAGTCCACTGACAGCAGGACGATTTCTTGATACTTCGGCTATCGTATCAAGAACATCGGTTCGTGCCATTCTCATGTCACGTTCGACCGCTTGAAGGCCTGGGCTAGTGATAGGAATTCTGCGATTTATCGCCTCTTGAGGAATGTCAATATTCGGAAATTTTGCAGCAATGGAAGATGGATTGGTAATAGTTCCAGTAGCCTCCGTCGATCCCCCCACACCAGAAAACGGTAACTTAGGAAGCCGAAGACCTGCCTTTAATGCACTATCCATTGCCCATTTTGATACCTTACCCGTAACCAACCCCACACCCTTCCCTGCACCTTCCAATCCCCCATGGAATCCCCCCTGTTTCGCAAGTCCCATTCCTGAGTCGTAGGCCTGAGATCGTTGTTCTGGAGACATCATCCACAGGAGAGCAGGACTTGATGCTACTTGCAAGGCTCTACTTAGACCCGCTCGATCTGATTCACTGCCAGTGGCCTGACGAAGACCCTCACCGACAGCCCCGCCCAGAAGAGCACCGGGTATACCCCCGGCTATCCCTCCGACCGTGCCTCCAATCATAGGCAGATTTTTTCGTTGCGCTAATCCTCGCACCTGTGGAATACCGAAAAACTTAGATGCAAAGGAATCTGGCCTGTCAGGAGTTACCGTTGCAGTAGAATCAGTTGGTTGAGTAGCAAGAGAAAAATCTTCGCCCCTCTCGTCAACTGCCGTCCAGCCGTCAGATGTCCGGCTAACCGTTAAACCCCTTGACCTCGCTTCCCCAATCGTCCGTGGTGGGGGCGAAGAAGATTCTGTCGGGGTTACCCCACCCCGCTCATCGACTGCCGTCCACCCGTCAGGCGTCTGTCTGACGGTGAAGCCCATCGCCCTCGCCTCTTCAATCGTCCGTGGTGCTTGAGGTGGCATTACGGAACGAAGTTCCCTTTATCGTCAAATCTCAATATCACAGGATTTCTCCCGTATGGATCAATAGGCTCACGACCTAAGGAAATAGGCCTATAAGATGGATCACTGTAGAAATCCATATAGTCAAGAAAAGGACGCATTTCATCAGATGTTGCCCCAGACTCTGCGGCGTCAATAATGTATCGAATAGCTGCATATTTAGCACGTCGAATATTCACTGGATCCGTCATCGTCGGTTGGAGCTTGCTGTATAACGCTACCTCTTTGTCCGCGAGATTTCCGACTTCACCAGAACTCCGCGCCAAGGCTGGTAAAATTGAGTTAGATATCCCAAGAAAATCAGCATGATCGGCGTTCTCACCCGTCCATACAAACCATCGATCCCAAAGACCGGCCATCTTTCCTTCAATTCCAGTCAGTTGCGTTAACGTCGCATCGAGGGCCTCCATCTGTTCCAGTCGGACACTTAAAGAGGCGATACCACCAGCCATCGAAGGTGTTAAGCCTTGAATGTCAAAATCGAACTTACCGTTAGTCTCCTTTGCGAGTGGAACTATGTAGTTCTGACGCTCTGTCGGAGTCATAGCGGCAAACAATGAAGGGTTATCAATAATGACTTGAACCTTTTCAGGATCAAAAGCACCGCTACCTTGACCTGACAATCCAGACGAGCCAGTGAAACCGTAGCCACCCTCTTTCCGCCAAGCCAGTAGCTGCTCCTCTACGGACACCATGCGTTCATCGACTGTCGCCCTTCGGTCAGCTATTGTTCGGCCATGCGCACGATCAGCCTCTTCTGCTTGGAGATCGGTTAAATTAATGTTTTGAAGTCTTTTGAACGCATCCTCATGCTTCTTACTTCCAGGTGGATTATCGGGGTCAACCATGATACCCAGCAAGTATTGAACTGCATTCGGGCCTAACACATCCCTTTCTCGTGCCGTTCCTTTGCCGATTGCAACATCGTCCCGAGAAACATACTCATGTCCAGTGATTCTATCTGCGGCATTAGCCATGCCTAGAAGTGTTTCTATTTGCTTGTCTTCAGGAAGTGAATTTATCTCTACCCGCAAACGATTCACGCCCTCTTTACCGAATCGAGGCTCCAAAATAGAGAGATTCACATCGATTAATTCCTGTAATGGCAAGACACCATTCTCCGACAAGGCTAAAACATCAGATGCAAGCTGCCCCATCAAAACAGTTGCTTCGTCTTCGCCCTTTTTCTCTCTGGCATCATAGGCTTCTAGGAGGGCATTCGTTTGACTCGATCTCTCCATTGTTGTATTGATGATATCTGGAGAAAATCCCTCCGCCCTCATGGCTTCTACCTGAGCACGTAAGTCATGGTTTCCTTCTGGGGTTACAAAAGCTCCGACTATCTGTTGCGTTCTTTGCTCTATAGTTCCAGGGTCTTTAACGATTCGAGAAGGACGCGCTCCAACGGGCATCTCTGGGAGTGCTGCCGAAGTAGAAGAAATCTGGCCTGAAGGCTGTAGTTGTCCAGATTCTATTGCCTGTGCATAGGCTTCGGCTATTTGGGGGTCAGATAGATCCATTCCTAGATCCCCGGTTGTCACACCCGGTGTTAAATGCTGAATCGTTGATCCGGGACTTCCTGGATCGCGCCGGAGATTTCCTGCTTGATAATATGGAGTAGAAACACTACTGACATCCTGACTCGCATTCCTCAGAAACTCGTTGGCTTTATCTAGTTCTCGCTGACGCCGCGCTTCCGGGGAGTTCCACTCGGTCAGGGTAGTCGAGGCAAGATTCCCGATCCCCTGAATCGCTCCACCCCAGATATCCCCACGCTGCGTCGCTTCCTGCGCTCGAATTGCGGCAATCCGTTCGGCCGCGTCAGCCTGTCTTTGCCCCTGCTGGCCCATTAACTGGGCAATGCTTCCGACGTATGGGTCAACAAATGTGTCGTATTGAAATGGCGGCATTTCTCAGACCTGCCGACCTTGAAACTGCTCGTTAAAGCGATCCATGCTACTTGCACGCCATTGGTTATACGCTTCCACCCAGCTATTAAACTGGTTCGTATAATCCTGCTGCGCTTGACCCACATTCATCGAGTATCGCGCCTGATTCGCCATCGCATTTGTGGAATAAGCATTTTGCGCGTTCAACTCATTGACGTTATATGCCGACTGACGAGCCGCTTCGTTTGTGCCATACGCACCCGCCCGACCTAATTCATTCGCCCCATAAGCTTGAAAGGCATTGGCGGCATTTCGCTCAAAGCCTCGTGCTCGATTCGCCTCATTCATCGTGTAGGCACTCGCCGCATTCCCATAGTTCAGGCCATACGCATTGAGTCGATTCTGCTCATTGACATTGTAATTTTGGAGGCTCCGATTATAAACATTGCCATATTCTTGGCTGGCGGATTGCTGCCCATAATCCACAATGCCCTTTAAGTTCCCGCCCGTATTCGTCACCCCACGAGCCGCCCCCGACCGTTCAAGCGCCTTCTGACCTTCCGTCAGTCGGAACTGATAGCCAGGATCCTGCTGCATGGTGGCCGCGGTCGGAGAGGTGAACGGATCGGCTGCACTATATTCTGGTCGGCCAAAGGGTGTGGCGGCTTGATAGCTAGGAGCCGTATACGGGTTCGTCTGATAGGGACTCGGCGGCTGATATGGCGCAGAAGGTGTGTAATACGGTTGTGTATAGGGTTGGACAGGAGGCGTGGTCGGCGCTCCATAATCAAACGTCCCAAGAAGACCGCGAATATTCGGATCCGGTGTCCACGGCATTACGAACCTCCCGTGTTATTCGATGAGCCTGTTCCCGTGATGGCCCGACGACCACCCACCGGGGGAGCAAAGGGATCGACGCCCTGCTGATTCCACTGATTATACGACCGAATCCAGCGATCCATTTGACTCCTAAAATCTTGGTTCCCCAGATCGGCATTCGATTGATTTCCTACGCGCTCTCGACGACCAAACTCATAGGCTCGTCGCGCTCGACGATCTTCGGCACTCTCATCCGACATCCCAGCTAGACCCGGACGCCCACGTGGCCCACCCATAAGTCTGTTATCAATATTCGCCCACGGCGCAGGATTGTATCCCGCCCCCTGCGGCCCTGCGGCATAGTCCTGACTAGCCCTCCCATAATATCCATTAAAGTTGTTCCACGACGCCGGATCGCCTCCACTCGCTACCGTGGGCGAGGTCGGAGCCGATACGGTTGATCCCACAGTGCCTTGATACGGAGACACGGAAGGCATTCCGGGCGGATACACCTGTTGAGCCGTATAGGGGTTTGGTGCCCACGGCATCCGAGATGATCCTGCCCTGGGATCGACGGTATAAGGCTGCGTGACCGGACGTGCGCTATAGGGCGCTTTTGGCGGTGCAATTGTTGGTTGAGCCGTAGCCAGCGCACCTGGAGGATCTGTATCAGGGTCAGGATCAGGGTCAGGGTCAGGATCGGGAACAGGGCGGGGATTCCAGATATCCCCCATAGTGGGTACGCCTCTATCCCATGAGGCTACTACGGCTTCCTTAGCGTCTCTCGGATCACGGCCCACCACTTCTGGCTCGTAAGGATCAACTGAGGCCTTATAAGCTTCTCCCGGATTCTGCGCTAATGTCCACTCTACGCCTAAAAGTCCTTGTGGATGTCTAAGATTCGAATATATTTCATCATCTTCGACTTCCCTACCGTAATATTTTAGGTATAGATCGTTTAATCTTCCTTCCGCATTTTTTTGGTATTCGGGAGATCCAACTATCCCATCGAAGAGCGTTTTTTCCCAACCAGGCTTAGGTTCCCTTGTCCCATACCATCCAGGGTAATTAAGTCCCTCAAACCAGTCGTCCACCTCATCCTCACTTGGAGTACGCAAGTGAAACTGCTCATACATCTGTATAATGCGCTCTCGCACATTGCTCGATGAAGTAGGTCTTGGCGTAGTAGGTTTTACCCATGGCACACTCTCAACTCCCGGCGATCCCTCTTCGCCTGGATCTCCCGCTTGAGCTGCCACCCCACGCGTCCACTGTCTTTCAGGATCGTCTACTAGCTCTGTGCTATACCCACCCTCACCTCGATCTCCGCCAGTCGCACCACGCAAGGCATATTGCTGAACATACTTAGCCTTTTGGCCCTCACTATCCGCATCACTTCGGGGATCCCATCCACCTTCTGTATTTTGATTCTCAAGGATATCCCTGACATCACCTGCTTCGACTCCCGCTCCAGTTTCTTCGGAAAGCGTCGTAAGCCATGCGAGCGCTTCCAGTTCGTCTTCGTCTGGTTCACGACCGGTGATTCTTTTATATTCTTCTGGTGTCATGGTTTACCTATCAGACGTTTGAGGAACCGGTGGGGACAAACGGGTTATATGGCCTCGTCACACGATCAGGGGTTACCGGTTGTTCTCCAGGTCTATGGGTGGCTTGACGGAGCGTCGGATCGTCTCCGAAGGTTAAGCCTCCCCGAGGCCTCATTCCAAGCAGCACGCCCAACTCAGACATCCGTTGATCCTTCTGCGACAACTGAAGATTCCTATCGGCCCTGCCAGTCGTCCACTGGTCAAAGACATTCCCTTGGCCTACATTAAATCTATCAACCTCGTTTAGCCCTCGTGTCGTCGCTAAATTATAGGCATTCAGGGCAGCGGCATTGTTTCTATTGTAAATATTCTGTTCAGAGACATCCCACATCCCATAATTTTCTTGTTGGGCGTGTCCAGCCTGTTGACGCGTAAGCGCAGATTCACCTTGTAAATATTTTAGCTTCGTGTCCTCCGACTGAGCGAGAAGCTTTGCGTTATTGGCCGCAGTCCGCGCTCGTATATTGGCCGCATTCGTGGCGCTACTGGCTTGCTTTTTCGATGCCCCATATGCACCAAGAGCAGTAAGGCCCGCACCCGCGACTGTTGGTATCCACGCCATATCAGATTCTCACTTTCTATAACCCTATCGAGTAATGATCCCCGTCTAGATGCTCCCATGATCGACCAATTCGAGCACATAATGCCGCCATCTCGGGGTCAAATGTCATCATGACCAATTCCTTTGCTTTGAGTGCTTCAGCAACCTGATAAATACCACGCAGCAAAGGACGACCGACACTCGCCATTTTACGATGCTTAGGAGATACCCATAAGCCTTCTATGTGCCATCGAGGCAGGAAAGAGGTACATCCAACGATTTCTCCCTCTTTCTCAACGACCAAGACCATATCAATTTCTGGGTTTAACAGATCTGGAGCACCCTCTAGTAAGGTTCCATTCAATCGTGACCACTCATCGGGAGGCAGAATGCGTGTGCTCACAATATTTGCTCACACGTCACATCAAACCGATACTGCATCGACGTGCCCCCACTCGATACATAGGTCGTCGCATACGTAATACTCGAATCCTGATCCACGCGTACCAAGACTGAAAAGGTTCCGGTCGTCGCTGTTGTATTGCCCGTCATGGCAACACTCGCCGCCGTACACGCTACCGCCTGTGTCCATCCGAATGTCAGAATCAACGAGCTACTGGTTGACGCCGCTCGTGTAATCCGCGCAGCCATCGACAGCCGATATAACCCCGGTAAGACCGACGAGATCGCCAAAGCCGTGGTAGAAATTGACGCGGCTTGGGTTGACCCGGTGGCCGACGCAATCCGATTCGGCGTCGTATTGACCCGGTCAGCCAATGCCAAGAGCCAATACCGCATCGCCTGCGTGACACGGCCTGTGATGCTGTTCTGCGTCACGGGCGTTTCAACGACATATTCAGGGACAGCGGCCAGTTGTGTCGCCATTACGCCCCCTGTCCGAAGAAGCCGCGCCCATCAATCTCGGCCCCCATGATTCGCCACGGAATGGGATCGGTCACCGTAATCTCAGGCACCCACAACTTCAGGCTACTTGGTAAGCGTGTCCAAACGACCTGTGCGTCATACGCGCCCATCGCTCCAGCCGTCGCGAGCCGCTCATTTGACCAGGTTTTCGCATTCGTACTTGATCGCAACATGACTTGCGGATTGACCCCTTGCCCAGTGGCCGCGCCAAGCCCCGTTTCCATGATCAATTCCATGCGACTGACAAACATTCGGCGTACGCCGGGTGCCCGGAAAATAGGCGGAGGAATACGCAATCGACGAATAACATCGCCATTGCATTCCGTCGTAAAGGACGTATCCATCGAGCAAATTAACCCAGAGTCGCGGTCACCAACCAAATGCTTCCCGAAGCCATAGCAATGACTCCGCGGTGCCCAAACATCATAAATACCCAAAGAATCGTCCCAGACACCGCGCTCATGCCAAATGCCTGTCGTGAGATCAAACACCCACGTCGCATTCGCTGACGGGAATGTCAGGCAATAAAACGTATGTCCCGCCTCCGAATACACCAATGCCTCTGCGTCTGTAATAATCGAATCACGCGCATAAGTCGCAATAGCGGTTTCCACTGCATAGGTGCTAATACGGGCAGGGACAACCCCGCTCGTGGCGACAACAATCCCCGCGCCATCTGCGGTTTGTGAGAGCCAACACATCGAGGTTCCAGCTAACTTAACGGAAAACGGTGCAGGCGTGCCATAGCCAAAGACCGCACCGGGCACGGGCGCAAACGGGAAAGGACTCGTCCCCGCGTCGTACCAGACTTCTCCTGTCTGTTCTCCGATGAGCCAAATCTGGCGGCTCCCATCAACCACCATTGCCTTCCAAGGATCTGGAGCAATGCTCCGCTGGGCATACTGTGTGGCATCCCACGTCGTTCCATCGTTCAAATCACTGATATAGAACTTTGAATCACTTGCATCGAAGGACAGAAAATAGCCATCGATCATCCCTGCCATCGTGCATTTCCCTGCCAATGCAGAGATCGTGCTGAGGGCATTGCTCGCAATATTGAGCAGATAACCATTGTCGCCAGACGCAATCAGTAACTCGCCTCCCGCATCGCCATTACTGGCAATTTGTGCAGGATTCGGGTCATTCGTGACTGTCCCACTCGTCACAATCGACGCCGAGTTACTCGCCGTGAATTTGTAGACGGCATCGCCAATGACGCCGTACACACGCCCTCCCATGGAGAACAAGGCGCGAGTATTCACATTGGACAGTGTGACGTATTCCTCGAATCCTGGGCAGGGATAGAGCGCGGCCACCCACGGGACAGAATTCGGTTCGATGGGTTCAGGATACCAATTTACTGTCCTCTCAAGATCGGCAAGAGGACTCTGAGACTTATAGCTTCCCGAGATAAAGCCGGGATAGAGCATTTACGTATCCGAATAGATATTGTAATGGGGGCCAACGCCACCGAAGATCACGCCAGGAACACCTGACGAGAGATCGCTCAGACGCATATTGGCTCGCTTCACATCGGACTTTGCTTCATTGGCCGACATCTGAAGTTCAGGCGTCAATCCCGCATCAAACGCTGACGAGATCTCTTTCGCCAGTCCCAACCGCAAGAAACGTCGATAGCCGGGAGGCAATGCAATCGTCTCAGATAATGCCGTAAATTCCGACACAGGCGTATGCGTATAAATCACGCCTTGGAGTGTAAGACTTGTCGGAATGGGGTAGGGGGTCAGTAACCCAAATCCAGAGGCATCATACGTAGGGTTGTAATACCAAACCTGCGGAAAGACCGACGTGAGTCCCTTTTGAGCAATCCCTGCATACCCGTCTTCCGTCAACACAGGCCCAAGGTTGTATTCCATCGTCGGAGAGACAGAGGTATCCTGAAATCCAATGTTTTCAATCGATAGCGGGCCGGTTGGACGAGCCACATTAACCGTGGCCCCAGTTCCTATCGTGTAACTGGCAGCCGTTGAGAGTGCCCACGTTGTTCGGGTAATCGTGTAAACGGTCAGATTTTCAGTGGCAAGACCGTTAATCCAATCGTTAAGCCTATCAAGCGCAAACGCGGAGTCATCGGAGGATGCCGTTTCTCCGGTCTGAATCACACGCAAATCCTGAAGACTTGCGGTGATAAGCTGCTGCACAGTCATTAGATCTGATACATCGCATTCATTAAGGTTGCGGTCGTATTCGTACTATTCACACGAATACATTTCAAGGGCAACATTCTTCCAGCGAGCACCGTGAACGGAGCCGTTGTGCCATTTTCAAAGACAGCCACCACTACGCCTGCACCCCCAACGAAAATAGCATCTGCCGGAAGCGCCTTCGTGGCGGCGTTGGCGGCATACGTGCTGCCATCGAAATTGACAGTGTCGCTCTTGGTAATAACGACTGATTTATTGTATGTACCTGTTGTTTGCGCCATTAGTCAGGAACCACTACTCTCTTCCGAGGACGACCACGCTTTTTCCGTGGTGCTGGAATGGAAGGAACGTGTTCAGACGTTGCATTATCAACAACTCTCGCTTCTTCCTGAGCCAATGCACTCATTTTTTGATCACTAAAATGTCGCATCGCCGCAATATCTGCGAGTGATTTCTGATCGTGTTCATACCCACTTAACGCCAAATCTGGTGTCTCGTACCATCCACGCTTGATCATTTGGTCAGACTCTTCTTGATCTTGAACAATCGTCTGACAAGATCGAGAAAAGGCTTCGCCAGTCGCATCTCCGACAGCGGCTAATGGATGCCCACACATGATTTTCCCGTTCGCATTCGGCTGTGCGCGATACATCATTTTGGGAAAATCTTGATATCCAATAGGCCCAAATCCATTTTTACCGTCAATCTTTTGATTCTTCGGGATATTCCATAGTCCCATCGCTTTGGAATATTCGCTATCGGGATTGTGAATAATCGCCATAGATCCTCAAGGAAAATAGGAGACGGCATCGCTGGAGATACCAATGCAATGCCGCCTCCCTCGTGGTGAAAGTATTACGCGATAGCCACGTCAATCGCCGTCAACGTGCCGCTGAACGGTGACGGCAACGGCACCCAAATGCTATTGGCCGCAACCAACAGCATCGAGCACTGTCCGCTCCCGTCAAACGTCCCCACGTCGTAGCCAGACCCTGCATCGCCAAGGCCCGCCGTGTACGTGACGGTGTGCGCGGCTTTCCCGTTCCCAACAATGGCGAGAATAATGCCATCCTGCGAGGAGTCAGGGTTTGCCAACGTCATCGCCAAGGCACCTGT